CCGAAATGGTGCTGATGCTATTATCGGTGATTGCTGCGTTCCAGCAGCCGCTTTATGTCCGAGCGCACTTCTCGCAGCATTTCGTTCTGCTCCTTCCGAGAGACACGGGATGCTTCACGGTCGTTCTCGATCTGCTTTTCAAGGCGGCTGATTTCCCGCAGGGCCATCTTGCTGCTGCCCTCGAGGCGGACCAGCCAGACCCCGAGGCCGGTCATTGCCATAATCCCGCCCCACCATTCCTTGATGATTTCCATTCACGCTCCCTCAGTCCCCGCCGCAGCGCCGGCAGTCTTCCACTACCCCGTCAGACCGTGATCGCGACCGACCCAAGCGCGCAAACGGTCGCGGTCGTCGCCAGAACCTCGCGATACAACAGCAGGTTGCTATCCGAGACCGGCGACGGAACCACGCAGGGCACCATGGTGGTGCCGCCCGCAGTGAAGGCCCCGCCGCCGACACTGGTCACGGCCTGGACGAACGAGCCTCCCGCCCCATTCGGTGTCACTTCAAGCCGCCCGCCCGCTGCGGGTGTGTGCAACTGTCCCCGGACGACGATCCCGGTCTGGGGGAACACTGCACCGAAGATCTGTTGCTGCATCGGCGAGATATCGACCGCCACCACCCGGCCCGGCTGCTGGTTCGTCGGATCGCCGATCTGCACCCGGTCGCCTGCCTGCCAGCCGACGATATGTGCCGAGTCGAGCACGGCGATGGTGCCGGTGCCCGGCATCGCCCTGATCCACGCGCTCTGCACCGGGCTGCCGGGCGGCAGGTCATAGGCATCCCGGTCCTGCCGGATGGCCTCGATCCCGCGCGCCTCGGCGTCGGCGATCGACAGCAGGCGCATCTCGGCCAGCCGTCCATCATGATCCAGCGCGATCACGTCGCCCGGATCGAGGGCAAGCCGGGAGGGCGGCAGGCGGAAGGCTCCGGTCTCGCGGCTCACCCATGCTTCCATCAGCGCGCGGCGGCAGCGCCGATCGGCCTCCTCGGGCGGCACCACCATCGGGAAGCTGTCCGAGGACACGCGGTGGGCCTCCACCGTGATGCGCCGGGCCTCGACGGTGATCCCGTCATATTCCTCGTCAGCGCGCGCGACCTGCCATTTCAGGGCCTGCGGCAGTTCGGTCTCCTGCCCGCGCGTCAACTCCATCACGTCGCCCTGCCCGGCCACCATGTCGTCGGGCACGATCGTGGCGACCGGCGCGCGGCCCCGCATGGCAAAGCGGATGCGGCCCTCGCTCTCGAAGGCGTCGAACCCGAAATGCCGTGCCAGCATGGTGATCGAGGTCCGGGGCGATTCCAGCGCCGAGATCACATAGCCGTCCACCGCGCCGGTCAGGCCGGAGATGTCGATCCACGCCTCCGCAAGCCCTGCGCGCAGGCACAGGTGGCGAACCAGCGCCGCCAGCGAGACCGCGCCCAGCCGCCCGGTCAGCCAGTGCCCCAGCCGCCAGTTGTCGCCATCGGCCCAGATCTCGCCGAGTTCGGGGAAGAACGGATATGGCCGCGCGTCCCATGTCCATGCCGCGCATTCGGCCACATCGACCATGCGCCCGGCATATTCGGTCGAGGCGGGGTTATTGGCCGGGTCGCGCCAGAACAGATAGGTGGCCTCAAGGTAGGCGCGCTGGATCGCATCGTCGCGCCAGCCGCGCGAGAAATGCGGGAAGAAGGATTCCGACGATTTGGGATCGTAGAACACGTTCGGCTGGTTCGGCCCGCGATCCACGGCCGGGCATCCGAGTTCGGTGAACCAGACGGGCTTCGACCGCGGCACCCATGCGGTCGGCGAACCGGCCTCGGTCCCGCCCGGCCGATTGAAATGCTGGCTCGACCACCAGCCCTGAATGTCCTTGTAACGGAACACCCACGGCTTGCCGATGGCACCGTCCGTGATCGGGGTGCGAATCTGCGCGGCCCGGTCGGCCTCGCTGGCATAATACCAGTCGAAGCCTTCGCCGCCGGCGATGTTCGATTGCAGATAGGCGCGGTCGTAGATCGACGGCCAGGCCTGCGCGTCGAGATGGTCCCATCCGTCGCGCCAATCGGAGAGCGGCATATAATTGTCGATGCCGACGAAATCGACATTGGCATCCGCCCAGAGCGGGTCGAGGTGAAAGAACACGTCGCCCGAGCCATCCTGCGGGTGATGTCCGAAATATTCCGACCAGTCGGCGGCATAGCTGATCCTGGTTCCCGGCCCGAGGATCGAGCGCACATCGGCCGCCAGGGATTGCAGGGCAGCGACAGCCGGATAGGTCGAAGCCCCGGACCTGATCTGTGTCAGCCCCCGCATTTCCGAGCCGATCAGGAAGGCATCGACACCGCCCGCCCCGGCGCAGAGGTGCGCGTAATGCAGGATCATGCGGCGGAAGCCCCAATCCGCGCCGCCGGTCCATGTCACGCTGTCGCCGCTGACCGTGAAATTCGAGGGCGTGGCGCTGCCGAAGAAGGCCGCGACCTGCGCTGCCGCCGCAGATGTCTTGTCCACGGTCCCGGCAAATCCCGCAGCAGGCGCGCAGGTAATCCGCCCGCGCCACGGCAGCACCGGCTGGCCGATGGTTGCGGCATTATCTGAATACGGATCGGGCAGGGTGTTCCCGGCCGGCACGTCCATCATCAGGAAGGGATAGAAGGTCACCCGCAGCCCGCGCGCCTTCATCTCGCGGATCGCCTGGACCACCGAGAAATCCGCCGGGGTGCCGCCATAGACGGGGCGGCCTTGCGAGTCCTGGCTGACAACGGGGGCCTGGGCGCGCGTGATGCCGTTGACGCTCCATGCCGGGGTGGTGTTCTTCTGCGGCAGTTCGACCTTGGGCCGGATCGTGCAGTTCCCGGTGCGCAGATCGTCGCCGAACCACGACACCACGAGGGATGCGCTTTCGACCGATGGCACCATGGCTTCCAGCCGGTCCAGCGAAACCACCATGTCGGCGGTCTGGGCCATGGCATTGACATTATCGGCCGCGCTGTCGTCGCCTTCGTTCTTGCGCACGATCTCTGTCGCATAGGCGAATTCGCCCGAAGCCGGGATGATGGTCATCCGGGTGTAACCGCTGGCGGGCGGGGTGCCGTAGACAGTCTCGAACGCGACCGCAAGCTGCGACCGCGCGCCTTGTGCGCGAGCCATGGGGGCTTCCTTTCTTCTCGATTAAACCGCAAGTTGTGGTCGAGCGACCGCTTAGCGAGGGACAGATGTTTAAGATGGTGTTTTATGTTGCGGTGATACTCGCCGCAGGGATGTATTTCTGGCCGGGGCTGGGCGGCGGGGACAGCGGCCCCACCACGCGCGGTGATGTTGCCGACAGGAATGCTGCGACCGAAGTGGCCCGGTGTGCGAAGCAATACAGCGAGGCCGCCATGTGGCGGCAATGCTTGGATATCGTCGCTGACCGAACGGCCCGCCGCCCCGAAAACATCGCGCGGCATGTCAACCGGCAAGAAGGCCGCACCATCTTCACCCTTCCCGATTGACCTCTGGAATTCACACCAGCGGATCGGCGCTGGTGTAGTGCAGGGCCAGGATCAGCACCGCCGCCTTGATGGTCGGCGCGCCCTCGACCGCAAGATCGGCGGGTTCAGGTGCGTCGTTTTCGATCCAGTCGCACAGGCCGCCCAGCGTCCTGTCCAATGCGATCCTTGCTCCAACCGCCGCCGCCAGCGTGTCGAACGCGGCATCCCGACCGGACGCATCGCGCACGAAGACCTCGACCTCGGCGCGATGCTGCCAGTGATACCGCAGGGGCGAGAGGGTCACCTCGGGTTCGCCCGGCTGGCCGTCGCGCAGGATCAACAGCCCGGCGGCCGGGATGCGCTCGGGCAGAACCTCGTTGCGGTGGACCGTGACGCCGCCGCCGATGCCCAGCAACAGCGTGTGCAGGGCAGACAGGACGGTTTCGCGTTTCGTCGTCATGTGTTGCGATCCCATCGTGAGACGATTGCGCCCGGCAGGGCGTTCAGAGCGGCCCGCGCCGACCGTTCGAGGTCGATCCGCTTGCGCAGGCGCACCTGCCTGACCATCAGGAAGATCGGCACGGATGTGATGCCGCGCCCGGTCTTTGACCGCGAGACCACGGCGCGGCCATGCTTGTTCAGGCGGGCCTCGGCGATCAGGAGGCTGGGGCCGGTGCGCCGCGGTATGAACCGCAGTTTCAGCCCGGTCCTGGCCTCCCATTCGCGCGGCGTCGGGC